AGATGATGATGATGATGATGATGATGATGATGATGATGATGATGATGATTCCGAAGAGGAAGAAGAAGAGGAAGAACTGACCGGTGAAGAACTTGCCGAAATGGACTTCGAAGAACTTGAGGATGTCTGCGACGACAAAGACCTTGAAACTGACCCAGACGATTACGATGAAGACGACGTCGAAAAACTCCGTAAAGCAATTGCCAAAGAACTCGGTCTCAAATTGCCGGCAAAGAAAGAAACCAAAGGTAAAGGCAAGAAAGGGAAAAAGTAATCTGGTAACCGTATTCAAGATTTAAAAGAAGGTAGGGAAATTTCCCTACCTTTACTATCAACTATTAATAAACGTAGAAGTTTACTTATAATAACCATTAACTTATAAAACATTAAAAATTATGGCAACAAAGAAATCAGACTCCAAGAAGAAAGGGGATAAGGAAAAAGACCCCGAAAAAGAAGCTAAACGTAAAGCTCGTCAAGAGGCACTCAAGAATCGGCCGGCTGAACAACGCCCTAACAGCAAGCAAATCGATGTTATTGCCATTAACGACAAATCCAAGGTAATGAACTTTGGTTATGCTGTAAAGAACAAGGAAGGCTATCAGGGTGTAGTGGTTACTTCTGTATTGGTTACGGATGGCAAACCGGTATCAACTTCAGTTTCATTCGTTCCGGGAACTCTTACCGTTAAGTCTAAGAAAGGACATGGCGTTATTTGTTCTCCGAAAAACAAAAAGGCTAAGGAAGAAGAAGAGGAAGAATCAGAAGATTAAACTCTAACTTACTAACTACTATCCCATATGTCTGCTATATAAATTTAGAGTTTAAGTTCATATGAATAACATCTACACTTAGGACGTTGTTCAGCCAAAAGCTCATTGCCTGCGAAGGTAGTGGGCTTTAATTTTTTATACCCATGGAAGAAGAGAAATTAGCAATTCGAAAGAACATTCGAATACTTGCATTGGATAATCTAATAAATACTTATACTGATGTACTAGAAGATAAAGAATTAAACCTGGGACCAGATGAAAGGGAACTTGCCATCAATATAATAAATGAGGCAAGAGAAATGCTATCAGAAGAAACTCAGGAAGTATCTAACCAAGTAATGCAAAGACCCAAATGGAAAAAGACTTAAGATTATTAGTGGGAAACATTAATCAAACTCTCAGAGAATTAGATTATGTTTCGTACCTTAAAAAGGTAGCTCTTAGTAAGGGTAAGAAAGGCGAATACCAATCCCATAGGTTGAAGAGTAATTATCTGAAAAGAAAACTCATATCTCTTAAAGGAGCCCTGAATAAAAAACTTCATGGGACTTATATTGTTGCCCAATTTAATTTTATAAGGGGGGAACAGAAAGAAACTTTTGAACAAACTTTTACGGACTTATCTCAGAAAGAGGTAGAAGATATACTTCAACTCGAGGCAGTTTTAAAACAATGCAGTTTAGAAATCCTAGAAATTAAAGAAATCCCAACCCAAATTAGGAAGGTATAACTATGGTATTATGTAAATAGGAAATTCAATTATTCACATAATATAAATGAAAATGGCTAAGAAAACAGAAAAGAAGAGTAAATCGGAATCCAAGACTCCGGAACTCACAAAGGCTAAGAAAGCTTTGGATGCTTACCTTAAAGAGAACAAGTTGGACCCTACTAAGGATTGGACCAAAGACAAGAAACATGGTAAAAAGGTTACCGAACTTGTAAACAAGCTCAATAAGGAAAGAGACAAAGTTGCTGCTGCCTATCCTGAAGCTGACCAAGAGAACAACAAGAAATTGGTAAAACTCAAGGAAAAAGAGAAGAAGGAAAAAGATGAGAAGAAGGCTGCCAAAGAGAAAAAGGAAAAGAAAGGAAATGGTGGTAGAACAGCTACCAAATACGATTATCCTCTCATCGATGGCAGAGAAATGACTTCGGCTGAGAAGAAAAAATATCGTATGGAGCAAAGAAAACTTGCTTCAGGTAAGGCTCCCAAGGAGGAAAAGGAAACTAAGAAAAAGAAGGAAGAAAAGGTAAAAGAAAAACCGGCTTCCGATAAGAAGGATAAGAAGGCCAAAGACAAGAAGAAAAAGAAGGCCGCTAAAGAAGAAGATTAATAAGAGCACTTTTTACTTTTACTTATCATATTTTTGAGTATTCGTTAATAATGGTAGAAGGCCTGGCAATATAAAAATTGTTCAGGCCTTTTATTTTCTAATTAAGTCGAAAATGGAACAAGAAGTATATAAACCAAAACTTAGAATCACTACACTATCAGAGAATGGTACTCCCTTATCCGATAGGTTGGTAGATGCCTATACCGAGATGAATTCAGGTCCAAAAGTACAGCATAACGGTCCCATAAGAGTAGAAGTAACTCTTACTAATAAACAAGATATTGATAACTTCAAAGAATACTTAGATAGGTTATCTGGTACATTGCCTGCTAAGGCACCTAATGTGGGCAGAGGAAGACCTGCAGGGTCTACAACTAAGGAATTGGAATCACCAAGGGAGGACATTCTTGCAGATGTAGAAAAAATGATTGAAGAAGGTAAAAGCCAACAAGATATTATTAAATATCTTAGAGGATTGGGATTTGTATTTATCCTTACTGAGGACTTTCTATTTCACTTTCCTGGATTTGAGTTCAATAAAAAGGATGTGGGAGAAGCAACCGACAATAAGCAATATCCCAATTCATTCTCTTGGATGGCAAGATGTATCAAACGGGCTAAGGACCCAAAAGCAGATAAATTTGACCCAATGGTAATCTTTGGTTTTAGCATACTTGGGGGACCATCGAAAAAGATTATCCCTTATCTCTATAAGGAAAGGAAGAAACCATTAAGGGCCCAAGTTGGTAAAAACGTAATCTCCTTCTCTCAGGCAGAATTCACTAAACTTCCCAAGTATATGAGGGAAGATGAACGTATTAAGTTCTCTACAGAGCAAAGACAATTACTTCTCAACCCAGAAAAGAAGCCTTCTAAATTCTTTATGCGATGGGTAGATGATGCTATCTTCCCCGACTCAATCAAGGAAAAGATAGAGGAAATCAAGAACCGCTAACACTTACCTCCGTATTTATTAAAAGAGTATTTTATATAAAATAATTTTAGTATATTTGCATAAAGAAAATTTAATTATGGACAAGGAAACAAAAGACATCGTAAAGCTCATTGCTGGTATTCAGATTGAATCACTCAACTCAATCAAAGAGGACGTTAAAAATGGAAATGATATTGCCCAAGACTTAATCAAAAAACTCCTTCAGATTGAGGATGACGAAATAATTCGAGCACTAGATGAGCACATTGAATTATACGTGGAAATCGAGAATACTCCTCAACTGATAAATATGCTAAGTGAATACCAAATGCTGGTATGCTCTCACATATTATTCAGAATGGAAGATGAATGGGTACATACTAATTCTCAGGGAGTACTTGGTACCTGGGCAATCTTCCAAAGGGCAAATCTCAAATTCCACCCAGAACTAACACTTTTAAAATTTTAATATAGACATGGAAAAGAACGAATACTTAGAATCAGTAGAAATGAACACTGGAGTCGAAATGATTCCTTGCGAATCCTCTAACATTGAGGGCTTTGGTTATGACTCAAAGAAAAAACAACTTTGGGTTGCTTTTAAAGGTAATCGAGTTTATCGCTATGATGATGTACCTTATGAAATCTGCAACGGTTTACATCAAGCAGAATCAAAAGGTAAATATCTTGCAAAGAACATTAAAAATAAATTCGAAACTACAGGTTATGAACTCAGAAACTAAATTCATATTGGGCCTGGTAACCCTGGGGGCAGTGATTTACTTTATTGGTGAGAATAGAACTCATCCAGTAGAAGTGAGCACTGCTCCTTCTCGTTTTGAAAGTCCAATAACCAAGTTAATCTCTCTTCAAGATAGCATGGGTATTAAACCAAAAGAAAGGGAGCAAAAGAAACAATGGTATAAGTATAGGGTAGAAATAGAAACTATTCCAGAAAATCAAATCTATAAGATTGAGAAATCTGGATACCAGCAATATGAAGTTTCTAGATTGGGTGAAACTTATTCTTATGTAACCTACGAATTTACCTCAGACAAGGTAATGACTACTCAAGAAGCCTATGACTTCGTAAAGAAATATCCTGAAAGATGTACAAGGGTACCAAATACATCACAAGATAACATTTACGATAAATATAACGAGGATTACGAAGATTACATAAATGACCCGGAGGACGAAATTAACTATCCTCCAGAAATTTTCGACTTCCTAGCCGATTAACCCGAGCAAATAGAAAATAATTTGAATAAAATTTTTCTATTTAAAATAAAGTCCTTATATTTGTATCAGAAAAATAAATTAATCATTTTACTAACATTTTAAATATAGACGTTATGAAAAAGAATGAAACAAAGGTTACTAACCTGGTTGCAACTAAGGTTGCCGAACAACTTGAAGGAATTAAAAATTCTAAGACTGCTAAGGCTTCTGCTCCTAAGGCCAAAAAGACTAAAAAGGAATTGGTAAAAGATGCTCAAGAAGCTGCCACTAATTTTGCCAATGCCAAATTGGTAGAACTCTCTCCTAAAACCAAAACTTCCAAAAAGGAACAGGTTGTCAAGGAAGTTAAGGAACAACAAAAACCATCCATCATCGAACAGGTAATTTCTAATCGGGAAGTTAAATACGTATACCCTGCCGATGTAGTTGATACACTTGCTCGGAAGAAATGGAGACAACAAACTCGAAACGAACTCCATCGATTGGAACTTGCAATGGCTCGTATCAAAGATACAAACTCTAAGGAATTCAAGGCTGCGGCTAAATCCTATGAGGACTTTAAAAAGAAGGTCCTCAAACCAGAACAAGTTGCATAAACCCTTATTAACCAGGTGCCCGGGATAATTACCTGGGCATCTCAATTCATACAAAATGGATTACACTATCTTCTCTGATAAAGAGATGCTTAAGCAGGACAAAGAATTGGTAGAATTACATAAACGATGTTGTAAGTCCTATCTAATCCAACATTCACTTAAGCATTCTAAAATTAAGAAATTCTTTATAGTTTACGATTGGTATATAAATACTGATAACGTAAGGAATTTCTTTTTCAGGCCTATAAACCTTTTCATTCAGGCATTGCTTTTAGGGCAACTTGATGAAATATCCGATTACATTAATCCTAACAAAAATGGAAAACGAAAAAAGAAACGAACCAGAAAAGTATAACGTACTTTATTGCAAAGGCAAATATCAGTATAAATCTAAATATCCCCAAATAGAAACTAAACATAGGGTTATCTATGCAGGGCCAGTAGAACCAATGGCACCCATCTGGGATAATGTATCAGATATATTAAGGAAATCTGATAGAATTTGTACTGAATCTCGAAGAGAATTAAAGAAGTTAGAGGAACGTTCACAGAATAACCTTTACTTCAAGAAAAATGGTATTACCCATATAATCGTATACAAATGTTTAGAGAAATAGTTAAAGACCTATATATAGGCAAATCGAAGTTAACCATAGAATGTAACCAAAAGGAAATACCCCAAACTACTCTGGTTCAAGACATATTACAGAATACTGGATTTACGGGTAATATGCCCGACTACGGTACATATGGTAATTTCAAGGATGGGAAATTTGAGATTACTCCAATGATGCCTAAGCATTGCTTATTTATTACTGGGGTACCCAAAGGGGCAATCCTTGATAATTTCAGAGTTAGAAGAACATATTGGTCCTCTTATTATGAGGATGATGTAAGAGGGTACTTATTTCAAATTACAGATGAAAGTATACCTCGTTTAATAATCACAAACTAAATCTATATGGAAGCAATCGATTACGTAAAATTATTTAAGCTCGACCAAGAGAATTATGATTTTAAAAGGGAAGAGTTTATATCCGAATTAGGTAAAGAATTTCTAGATTATTGCCAAACCACTACAATTGGGATAGATAAAAAGACTGGCAATATATACTACTACCGATTTAGGGAAATAGTTAAGAATTTCGAAACTAAATTCTGGGCAATCTCAGAACTTAAAATAGGGGAACCATTAACCCAGAAATTATGGAATGCCTTTTTCGCTACTCAGGTAGTTCCCCTAAGGCAAAGGTTATTCCCAAAGGTTCAGAAATTAATCGAAGAGCAAAAGGGGATAACCAATAACCGCAGTAAACAAGACAAAAAACCTACGAACCATAAAAAGGCAAACTATGGCAAGGGAAATCACAGACCTGCATGGGAATAAATTTAAGGTAGGAGATTATAAACTTTGCCTTAATATTCCCATCACTGGGAAAGGTAATTTAGTATTCACCAGGGACCTAATCTCTGGTGAACCTTTTAATTTATCAGTAAGTAAGAAAAAATATAAGGGATATTTCTATAACCTATCTTTGAATCTGTATGTAAGGTTCGATTTAGAGTATATGGGTTATGATGAAAGTTCCGATATCAGAAAATCTCATTTGTATGTCAGAAAAGGAAAATAAAATGGTAAGATTCCCAAGACCTATGGGGACTACTGCAATGGCATTAGAATATCAGAAGAACCCAAATGATGAACTTCTGATAAAGATACACAACTACATTATTAATCAATGGCTGATGGGTAATGGTGTATTATGTGGTATCACCTATGATATCAATACATTCTCATACCGTATGGGTATAGATATTAACTACATACGAGTATTTATGAGAGATAGGCTATTAAGCTCTAGAATATGGGATAAAGAAAAAGCAGAAGATTTACTTCAAGCGTTAATGGGAGAACAACTAGCATGGGCATTAGAAGACCGTATGGAAATAGCCCATCAGGTTAATATCCTAAGAGAATCTCAGGGAGGGAAATACGTACCATTTATATCTGCCGAGCTGGGAAAGGCCCTTAAATTAAAGCTTGAATCCTCTACATCTCTGCAATCAATAGTACGTAATCTTACTGGAGGAAGTACTACAAATATCTTTGCCCAATTTAATCAACAGAACAACGTAACACAGCAAAATGCAATCACTGTTGAAGAGGCACGTCAAATCGTATTGGAATCACAAAGGGTATTAGATAAACCAGAAGAGGCTAAACTATTGGAGGATAGGTATGACATTAAGTCTCTACCTGAAGTAGTTGCTACTAAACAAGAAGGAGTAGATACAAGTAAAGAGGGTCTTAACCTTAATAAAGCAGAGTTAATGCAAATTACTGATGATTATAAGGGAGCTATGTCTTCATTCTCTAAAGAACATCATGAACTACGTAGAGAAATCGAAATGCGTATAGACCCAGACGAAGAAGACCCAGAGTTATACCAATATGAAGACTTTGAGGAAGAAGAAAAAGAGGATGGCTCATTTGCATCTCAATTCCTCCGAAATAGTAAGCTTCCATAGTTATATCCGGATATTACATATTTAAAAAGAAAGAATTATATTTGCATATCAATTTTAAAATAGACAAAAATATGGAACTACCAAAGACATCTTACAAAGAGACTCGGGTTAACAAGGTTAATCAGGGTACATACTTTAAATTAAAACCAACTGATACTGCTCCAGTATGGGTAAGAGACCATTATGATAAATCATCTAAGACTTATGCTTGCCATAAGTATGATGACTCAAATCACGAAAAATTTCTCAAGGGAACAAGGAAAATATACATTGACTTTACATTTTAATCACATGAACTTATTTAAACGAAAGAGATGCTGTAGTGAACTCATTGCTATTAAAAATGGCAACTTAGTATTCAAATTGAGTAATACTCATATCAATGCTGCTTATAATACTTTACAGGCAATAATGAGGAAATCTGGTATATTCGATGAGAATCTATATTTTGACTTGTACCGAGAATATAGAAGACATTATGCTATATACGACGTAGTACCATCGTTGCTAAGGTATAAGCTACCATTGATATTTTCAGGTAGATACCCAAAGAAACTATTCGATAATCAGTTCACTTTTGAGGAATTGATACCAAATGCTCTGGTATATCATAGCTTACCAGAAAATTTCAGATTACCGGAAAGCTTAGAGAAAATCCTTTTAGAAGTAAGAAAAAGGGTATCTGCTTATATAGACCAAGAAGGTATATCAGACCAGGGTTATAGGGATTTGGTTCGAACCAATTTCGTAAAACAATGGGACGTATTTAGAAAGGACCCCTCTCTTATAGATTGCTATATGGATGCTCAATTGGGCATGCTATGTATGTGGGCTAGAGTAGAAAATAAAACAATCGTAAAGAACATAATCGAAAGAACTCAAGATGAACTAGCTCAAGAGTTCTTATCTAAATATCAACAAAATGGAGAATAAAGAGAAATTTGCTTTCCGAAAGGTTAAAATGTCGGAAGGTGTAGAGGTAGAATTTATTAAATTACTTACCTCAATAGAGACTAAAAGTGATGAAGATATCATCAGAGCTTTTAAAGCTCAATTATCTTCTGGAGTATTAACTTGCCATGCAGAAATGTTATCTAGAACACCAAATCAGATAATATTTCAAACATCTCAATTCAGTAAACCCTATAACTTTTACAAAAACTGGGAACTATGGGTATTCTCTAATATCCTGGGTGTATGGACTCTAAATAGGTTTAGGATATGATTACAATGAAAAACCTCCAAGTAGAGGATATAAAAGACGAATGGTTATATAATGCCTTAACACAAGGTATTAAAGAATGTATAACTGCTCCAGTCCTAACTTTGGACCCAACAAAACCAGAACCCATTAAGAGGGCCGAAATGATATTAGAGAATTTCTCTCAGGAGGATTCTCCAGTAGTAGCTACTGTAATTGCTCCAGGCAATTTCATACAGATGATATTACCGAAACATGAGATACTTCTCTCGGTAATGTTCATCTATAAAGAGAGAAATACCTATGTACAACTCATAATACAAAAACTTGCTTATGAACGAGAAAAGATTACCACCAAGACTAATGGTTCTGTTAGTAGTACTGAAGGGTGAAAAGGTATATAAAGTACCAATTAGGTCAGAGATAGAATTAGACCATCTAAAGGATTTCAATACATTGAGGAGAATCCTTACACCTTTAGTACAACTATACCATGGGGTAGGTTTTGATACTAGACTTACTTACGATGAATTCAGTATCTTCATTAATGACCTACAACATTTGGGATATGAACGGTTAGATGAATATTCCTCGGGTATACAAGAATTAGTAGAAGCAAAACCCATTACTGAGAATAACCAAGATGTTGAGAAAATACGAAAAGGGTTACTTATCTCTCTTAAATCTCAGGAGTTATCAGAGGTATTAGCTACTAAAATAAAGCAAGCCATACATGAAGTATTTGAAAACGAAAAGAAGAAAGGTGGACTAATGAACAAGGAACCCTCTTTAGAACCTATGGAGAGTTCAATTATAAGAGAGGCTCTATATTTACTAACTCCCCCATTACCTTAATAATTGAAAGGCAGTCTAATCCACTGCCTTTCATAGCGTGTACACATCCTCAGCCTCCCTAAAAATAAATTAGATATATTTTTCTATAAAAATAAAAATGCTTATATTTGCATATCAATTTTAAAATAGACAAAAATATGAAAACGAACTCAGTAACTTACAATCAGGCAGACGAACTAACTAAGGTAGTTCGCAATTTCTTAGAAAAGAAATCTACATTTGAACTTGACTCTGATGAACAGGGTAATCTTCTTAATCTTCTAATGGGACTCTTAATCAAACTAGAGGATGATTACAAACTCAATTGCTTGGATATAAACCAGGTACAAATTTATGATACTACCTATTATTCTTTCATTTTCGAATCCGTGATAACTGCCGATACTAATCCCTATAAGGGACAATTAGCATCTGCTGCAGTTCAATTCATGAACGAATTCACAGATAACGATGGGAGATTCATATCATTCAATCAACTCGATAGAAACAACTGGATTTTCCAACTTAATTTCTCAATCGCATGACAAAGTATAACGTTAGTCCATTAGTTGCTCGGGAGATAGAATTCTCCACGGGCACTATCTTTGGTGGTAGCTGGTGCAGATACTTTATTTCAATTACCCTACACCAATGCTATATAGAAGCAACATGGAAGACCCGTCCTAAAAATGATTTAGACGGGCACAAAGAAATCTTTAACTCTTTACAGGAGTATCTAGATTGGTTTGCTAATCTTAAGAAAACTTACGGGAGGAGAATATCCCGTAAACAAATGGTATATGCTGCATACGATGAAACAACTCGTACCTTTAGTTACAAACCCTACGAGAATTGGGCTACCAGACGTTCTAAGGAGAAATTAAATAAGCCCAATGAACCAATACTGGCCGATGAATTATACTAATCTCCCCATCAGTTAATATACCTCAGGGAGTTCAGAAACACTAACATCTGGGCTCCCTTAATTATTGCATATTTAAAATATTATTTCTATATTTGCATAAGAGAAAAATAAATATAATTATTAACCGACCCCCGAACGTGGTCACAAAACTTATTTCTTATGACAACTATTAACCGACCCCGAACGTGGTCACAAAACTTATTTCTTATGACAACTATTAACGAAATCTCAAATCACATTATGGGTTACTTTGATGGAACTCTTGATGCTTTTGGTTACATTGCTCAATCAGTTAACGAAATCTCAAATCCGGATGAATCATACATGGGAACTCTTAATCTCCAATTCCGGGATTATCCTATAGACGATGACGAAAAGGTAGAAACCTACTGCAGAGAATCCGATGCTTTTGAACAATACGTGATAGAATTCATTAATTCTCATTGGGATGAACATCACCCATTAAAAGAACTTAACCCTAATCATCATTACATGTCAAACTCATATGGAGATACTATCCAGGTACATTTCAATGATGAATCCCTTTTCATTATCATTACTATGACAGGGCAATATTAACAAAACCCTCTGGGAGGCACTCAAAACACCTCCCAGAACCTCCCTATTTATAAAAATAAAAGTAGTTATAAAAACAAGTTTAGAAATAATTTTGTATATTTGCAATGAGAAATATTTCTCAAATAATTTTAATATAGACACGTTATGAAAGAATTAAAAAATTTAGAGGCCATCCGGGAACTGCTTGCTTCCCACCCCATTTATACTTATGATTACTCCGATGGTCTTCTCATTAACAAGGAAGCTACCAATATCCAAGTTTACTCAATTGACTTAGAGGATGAACCTTTTGCTGATTATATCTCAGGATATATCATCACATATGCTTCAGAGGAAGTTCTCTTCGAAAATCTTCGGGAAAACATTATTTCTCACATGGACTTAACAAAGGGTGCCGACGACCAATATTATGATTATTCACCCGCACAGGTAGAGGCTATCTTATTCGGAATCCTTCAATTAACCCCAGAACATCAGGATTATATCATAACCGGACTCAAAAAACATCTCCGGGAATTTATCCAAGACGATGAACAAGATGAGGACATGATATCCCAATATACCAGCATTTATAATGCTATCGAAAAATGGGAATCCGACCACAGGGAAACAGAAATCTTCCAACAACTTGCAGTATCAGAATTATTTAACCAACTAAATAAATAATCACTATGGTAAACTTATATAAATTACTCAACGTACTGGAACAGGGCATGTCTCTGTTCCAACTTAATAAATGGAAAACCGAAGGCATCTGGTATCCAATCACCCAATACAAAAAGGAATCAGATGAAATACAGGTAGTAACTAACCTATTTATGGCTGACCAGGAACAGTACCATATCCAACTATTTGGGAATTATCCAGAAGAATCTGAAGACTGGAACAAGTTTCTAAAGGAAAACCAATGGAAAATCTACCCATTACTTGCAAACATAATGCAAGTCTTCTTGCCCACAGGGAACTATCAATTATTCTATACTCAATATCCACAAGGATTCATATCCATAATCGCTAAGCCCCATGATAAGTAAAGAACTCAAATCACAATTAAGTATTCTCAAGGAAACTAACCCAGAATATATTCAAACCCTAAAGGATGCCGTAACGGCATCCTATAAGGCAGAACTTCAGGCAATCAAACCCAGTTCTACCGAAGAAGAGGAACAACTCAATATCGAACTCAAGGACATAGTATTAAAAATACTATTTGGGCCTTTCTATAACTATTTCGTATCAGAATACGTAGTATCAGATACTATATGGGAAGAACAGGATAAACTAATCGAGGACTTATATTATTACTTCAAATCATGACACCGTATATTCAACAACAACTTAAAAAGCTATGCGATAATCCAAATTGGTATAACGATATGCTCATCTCATGGGATAAAAACCCAAGAAATCAAAGGGAAGCTATCTATAACTACCTTTCTCATGTACAACTAAATGGGTTACTAGAAAACACTCAGATAGTTTTTACATTCATAGATGGCGACATGAAACCAGCTTTCTATTTCGAAATTCCCAGAGATACCAATCGATATCTTATACTGGGAATCCTCGATGAAGCAGGTTATCCTCATTGCTGCCTATTAGGTAAACCAAAGTTTAACCCTCAACTCAATTAACATCATGGAACCAATCGTAACAATAAACAACTACCCAATCGGATGGGAATGGCTAGACAACGTACCTTTAGAGGACTTTAACTGGCTCATAGAGATATTTGCTACAATGACCGATAATACAGATACCTATGACTTTGTATTTTATGAAGATTCAGAAACCTTACCAGGACATCTGAAGAGGATATGCTCAGTAGACAAGATATACTTAGCCAACTTCCTAAATGAAGACCAGGGCTACGAATCAGGTATATCCATGTACGGTCACTACATAGCATGCAAATGCCTTGACATATCCTCAGAAGAGGAATATATGAATCAATTAACCGATATAAGAATCCTAACTAACGAACTAGAGCCATGCTAACATCAGGTAGATTCTTAGTATCATTCGAAGTCCCGGGACCATTACCTGGGACTACCGAAGGCTTCTGCGAAGAAATGAACGTAGTGTACAGAACCGAGGAACTTAATACCTACCTCCGCTACCCCAAACAAGAAATAAACCCATGGCATAAACATAGTACCTACATAAGGCTAAAGCTAAGAGAGATCCTTAAAGTAAACCTAACAGATATAACCATAATCGATATAATATCACTACCATGAATATCATCTATCACATAATCCGAATAATCCTATCCGTAGGCACCATCCTAATCCTCATACGCAATGAGAAAATATACCAAGCCTACAAACACCACCACCCAACAAACAAATTAAGGTATATAATATCACAAACCCTAATATTAATCCTATACACCTCATCACTAATCTTAGTATCCTACACATATAGGATTATACTAACCCACCTATAACCCAATACTCCCCTACCCAACACAAAAATAAAAAGAAAATCTTAATAGCGCTAACTAAGCTACAACCTAATTTAGGTACATAATATAATACACCTACATACATAACATATAACCATCCCCCCTTATATATACTAATCATATAATACATATCAAGGTACCTCGCCGGGGGTTTTGGGGATTTAGGCAAACAGGGCTAGGCAAACTTACCTTACTATACAAAGCCACTCAACTCACTATATAGCCACTATACCATATAGCTCTACTACACACTTTAAAGGCAAACTCAAAAAGGCCTAAAAGGTACACAAAATCCGACCATTAGGGGCCCCTAAATCCCCTACCCCTAAGAGCCCTTTATATTAGTATATATTATATAATAAGTACTGGGATTAGGCAATAGGATTTGTGATCAAGGCAATTAAATTATTAGGTTTTAGGGCTAAATGGTTTATAGGATTTAAGGCCTTCAAGGGGCATATTTAGGTAATATTCCTAGTAACTCTGTAATTTATTTGCTTAGTATTTATATTAGCATTAACTTTTGTATTCTAGGACAATTTTGTGATTTAGGGGTACCTTGATTACCAAGAACCATTAGGTATTATATAATATTAGTTATGGGTAGGGAAGGTAAATGGCAATCTCCATTCATGGCCTCGGAGATTTAGGCAAATATAATTCAAGGCCCTTAATAACCTACGAAGGCAATTAGGGTTTATTGCATAATTAAAATAAAGTCTTTATATTTGCATATCAAAATTAAAAAAAAATACTAATCAATAAAATTTAAAAATTAGGGATACATTAAAATCTACCTCAATCCTTGCTTTAATCATTGCACGAAACCCTTATCACATTATCTCTATTCAAGGCTCCATGCCTATGTCACATGCTCAGAATACATATGAATTCGAAATTGCCGAGGATGACCCCAACTATAAGGAAATATCCGATTCTTCACTCGAAATGCTCTGGGTATATACTTATTCCGATAAGAAATCCCTAGAACTCGACCTAATGGAAATCCTAAATCAAATGGACTTGCTCAGAGGCGGCGATGACCAATATTTCGATTATAACGTAGATGAACTGGACATGGTACTCTACGGTGCAACCCTTATCCTTGAACAGGAAAAATACAAACCATTAATCCTGGCTCAATTACAACATTATCAGGATTGCTTCGACGAGGAAGAACATGCAGAACTAATTGATTATTACATTGACTTGCTCGAAGAACCAGAAACTCTTTACGAGAATGCCGAACAAAATATCAACCTTTTAAAATCCCTAATCAAATGAGAACCTAAATTGCAGAAGCCTAATCGCTAACTTAGGTACACCTAAGCCCAGGCCTAACTTAGGTTCTGGGTTTTTACTTACGCTAACTTAGTAAGCCATTATAGGCTATCCTAATCTCTATAGGCTTACCATAGTCCCTATATGGCCTTATTGAATTAGGACCTAATAGGTTTATAGAGGGCAATAATAGGAATATAGCTAGTCGGCCTTAATTCTTTATCACCTTAGTCCATTAATGGCCTTCAATATACAGGTATATAATACACTCTCAAGAGGACAGGCATAAGCCATATAGGATTATTTCCATATACATATCATATATGCCCACTACAAGGCGTACGAAGATTACCCTTGTGAACCCCCAAAATTAAGTGCAAATATTAAGTGCACAATATTTTCTATTTTATAAATTTTTCACGAAAATAATTTTGAAAATAAAAATATTCATTTTCTCAAAAATTTTTCTTGAAATGATTTGTAGATTAAAATATTATTCGTATCTTTGCAATGTGAGAAAAACAAAAAGATATTTGAAAGATTTTATTTAAAACTTTTTAAGAAAATAATTTTCTAAAAATTTTGTAGATTAAAAAATAGTTCTTATATTTGCAATACAGAAATGAAATAAATATACCTTATTAGAATAGTTTAAAAAGTCTTGAAAGTCTATTTGAAAAGGTAATAAAAATAATAAATAACAAAACTTTCAAGCAATTTAATTATGAAAAAGCAAATTAATAACGTGAATGTAGAAAAAGCAAGTGCAAACACAAAAGCAAATAGTTTGATTGCTTTAGACGTATTGAAAAGCGTAAAGGAAAAAAACGCTGGACTTTTCAAAACATCTTTAGGGACAAAAACAGAAATTTACAAAAAAGAACTTTTTGAGGGTGCAAACGAAAAGCAAATCAAATCATTACGTAAAAAGTTCAGAAATGTAACTTTCAATTTTCTTTCCACGATTGCAAACAATGCAGATAAAAAACTAATTGAGGGCTTTATAGACTTTTATAAACAAGTCTATACGCTGAATGATTTTTCATTTAATTCTATTGCATCAGAGAATACAAAAGAAGAAAAGAAAGCAATTCTAATAAAAGGGCTTGAAATAGTGAAAAACTCCTTGAAGTAAAAACAAATCAAAGTAGGGAAATATTTCCCTACTTACTTAAAAATTAAATTCTATGTTATTAAATATATTTTTATTTGTTGGTGTAATTTATTTAGCAATTCAATGTTATAGAGACTTAAAAGAAATTTTGAAAGACGATAATGAAACATTTAAAGATTAAAGAAAGCAAAGGGATAAATAAAAATGTTTGTCCCTTACTTTTTATTTTCAAATGTTAAATTTAACGGAACCGTACTCCCCTTTTAGTACCACAACTTTCGAAGCCCTCACATTAAGGGGTACCTTGAAGGCAAATACACATTTTTAGTACCAGGAAATTTTGACACCTCGTATTAGAGGCATACCCAGATATCCCACACCACATACATGCCCACATAACACACAAAGAAGCCAGAGACCTAACATCCCTGGCAACTAATTAAAGTATAGCACGAATTAAATCCTTAGTCCTATCTTTCCCAAGAACTCCTCGAACCTTACCACCTTTCTTCTCATAAAAGAAAACATACCATATCTGAAGATTCCCTAACCACCACCTCTTAACTTCACCATACCCATCAAAGTACCTTTCTATACAATTCATATCCAATTGGGTAATCCATATCTGATACCAAATCCGATTATCCTCTTGGCATTTAAGAATCCTCTTTTCATTATTATCCCTAATTGTTTCAACCTTCACCATCTTAATAATCCTCCCTCACTGATTTTAACCTACTGGTAATATCTATTCTCCCAGTAACCTTTAACACCCTACTATTTTTTCTCTTTAGGTATAAATATCTTAAATAATCTTCTGCCCTTTCAATTGCCTTATCCTTATCAAGGAAGGTTTCTATATTACTCGAATTCTTATCTCTAAGTGTAAGCCAAAACACCAATCCCAGGAAGGAATACCTAATCTTAATGAAGTACCTTCCTCTGCTTGTATGGTAGTAAATCTGATACTGATACTTTCTCATAATTCTTTATATTGATTATATAATATCATAGACTTCGGATTATCCCTCTGGTAGATTACAATATCAAAGTTCTTTCTATAAACCAAAAACTTATAAAGATATGGAAGAAAAAACATTATTCAAACTAGCACGTGCAATTACCGATACAGGTACAGATACTGTATCTTCAGAGGGTGGTACTGTAACCTACCGTATCACTTCCCTCAAAAGGAAACTGGTAAATGGCAAAGTAGTTTCAACCTCTACATACTCTTGTACTTTGGGCTCAGCCTCCGTAAGTTGGGCTACTTGGGGAGGAGTTACCGTTGGAGATGGTTACTTAGATGTAAAAATTAACTATTCAGAAAATACTGGGTCCTCAAGGTCTACTACTCTGATATTTACCCAAAATGGGTCTAATAACAAAATCAATCTCACAGTAACTCAAGAGGCTGGTGTAACCTATAGTGGATACATAAAAATGGTTTCAAACACATTGCCTTTAGGTAGTGATAAATATAATGCTGCTCAAATCCTTGTGATGGCCTATTTAAAGGGTAGTGATGGGTCTAAAAAGCCAGAAACTCCCCATGTGGGTAATGCTCCCGATTGGTGCTCAGTATCCGTTGCCTCAGTGGGTACTCTTGAGAACCATTACAGGTTATCCCTGACCGCTTTATCGAGTAATCAAACTGGAGCTAACCGTTCAGGGCATATCTTCTTAACCTGTGGGGATGCTAACCTTAGTATACCAGTAACTCAGAAGCCATCAACACAGAAGCCATCAACAACATTCACTCTCTCTGGATTGCCCATAGGTACAGGCTACTATCTCTTTGGCAGGGGAGCTAGGCCACAGAATACACCATCTTCAGATCGGATGTATATACAGCGTCTCTCAACAACTACTACTACTACTATTGAGATTCCATTCTATGCCAATGACTCAGAACCTGGTTCTCCAATAGAATGTACTACTGGAGATAAAGTAGCTGTATATACTAAATCAGGTGCTACCTGGATATTAGAGGGGTCATTTACAGTACCAAGTGCAGGAGGAACAGTATCAATCTAAAAACATTATACATTATGGAAAATAAAGTTCTTAAATTAGGGGGGGAGATCTACCCAAGATGTATATGCAGAAATAAGACAGGGAAACTCTGAGAGATGGACAATACAATCTCAAAAGCGTAAGTATGTAAATGGCAAATTGTCCGGGGTTATTGAAGTTGGTTATTCTGCTAGCATCAATAACCCGGACTATCTTCTGGAGGAAGACAAAAGTAACAATAGTATTCAGATTACTACACAAAATGACGGTACTTCTGGGCTTTGTGTACTTACACAAAATGAATCTGGTAATAAAATAAATCTACACCTTACTACTCCCGAAGAAAAAGAATATTGGGAAATACGTTTTAATCCTATAACCATCAATGGAGTAGACACGAGTGCTTTTTTTAAGGTTACTACCAATATTAGTGGCGAAGGTGGATCTATGGCTGATGGTAACAGAGATAATAAGAATTGGATAGTAAATCAAAATAGATATGCTATTAATGTCTATATTGCTAACCTGTACCCGGGAAATTTCGAAATGTTGTCTTGGTCCTGCCTTGATAAGAATGGTAATGCTTTTAGTCCTAGCTACAATTTACCAAGTAATTCATACTTTACAACAAAAACAACTGGATTGGGTTCCTATACTCTTACAAAAGTTTCAACTCCCTCTGCTAGCAGTGATACTCCTATACTCTCCAGTAGGTTTAACCCCACTAAAAATATCTATTAGATTTGAATTTTTATTGGGTAGCTCCAACTTAATACCTGTATTAAGATAATATCCCAATTATAAAAGCAATTACCCAGAATATAAGGGCCAGTGTATATGCAACAGAATATCTATGCCATGGATACCAGCAGGTAATATAAGAATCTACTTTTAGTATTTCTGGATGTTCTTCCTCGTATTTTTTATCCTCTTCTCTAGAACTGTATTTATGAAATACATAGAAAGGTAAGAATACGAGGAAGATTATTAAAGCAACTGGGAATAAGAGTAGGAGAAGAATCTCCCACCCTTGCATTGATGTCCCAGCATAATTACCATCTCTGTCAAAAAAGTATCTCATAGTAATTTGTATTTTATGTATCTGATTAATAGATAAATCGGAAATAGAGGTAATACTATCCATACCGAGATGAATAAAACGAGAGAGTGTATTTTGTGAGTATAGGGTAAATAATCCAAGCAAGCCCTTACAAAAAATACAGTGAACGGTAAGCATACCAAATAAATTATTGCTAATACCGTAATCATTGTTCTCTGAAGTATTTGTTAATAATCTTGGTAAGCTTCTTATCAAATTCAATCATCATATCGAAAGCTTTCGAATCTTTCATACTTCTCATCCCCTTATCAAGTAATTCTATGTTTCTCTTAATTGAGAAATAGGCCTTATATGCAAGGAATACTCTTTCATTTTCTTCGGTAAGCGGACGAACTTCTCCCTTTTGCCCATCCAATCTTGGATATGTATCATCAGGACCCAAGGTTCTTGCAACTTTTACTCGGTTACTGAGCATTGCGAATCCACCTTTTTTATCAATAGATTCCACTGTAACTTTCTCAATGATGGGTCTTCCAGATAAGGTGAAGAGAACCTCATCCCCCTCTTTAAGCTTTTTGATTTCTTTCTTTTCTTTTTTCATATCTTTATTTATTAAGAATTTTTCTTTATGCAAATATACGAAATTATTTCTTATTTATTGCATTATCAATCATATTTTTAATAAATTCATAGGCATTGCCTCGGTAATCTTCTAGCATTTTGTATTCCTGTGGAGATAGAATTACTCCGTTTACTTTAAAAAGCTTTCTTAGATGTTCTGGTATAGTGCCTTGGTGAGCGATGTTATTATAACGGATAATGAAAAGCTTCTCTCGATCTTCATCAATAACTCCCAGAGTGTTTACTGGTTGGAGTTTAGTTTGGTAAATACCACCAAAAGCCGAGGGCACCATTAAAATATTTCCGGGAATTTTAGTTACCCAGTGAGAATAATCTGGAGTAATTACCGCAATTTTACCCTCTTTCTCAAGCTCTTTATCATAAGCTAATCGATTAGACCAAAAAGCACATTGAAAACAAATTTGTTTTCTTGCCATAAGTTGAGGGATTTCCCGAGTTTCATCAAATTCCTCTAAATTAATGGGCTTGCCACATATCTGGCACTCATTTTTCTTGTCCATATTGCATTATTTTATAAGTTATATATGATAATAGAACCTCGAAACATCCTAAAAATGGGTTATAAGCAATACTTTTGTTACTAAAATTGAACCATTAAAACTGATAAGTTATGGATAAACTAACAAATGAAATGATTAAAGACCTTGCTATTCGCTTAGGTCTAGAACCTGCTCTATTGAAGGCTGTTCAATTGGTAGAAGCAGCAGGTAGAGATGGGTTTTTAGCTGATGGTAGGCCTCAAATTCTCTTTGAGGGTCACATTATGTACAAAGAAGTACATAAGAAATTCCCTGACAGAGATTTAGCTTACCTTTGTAAGAGATATTCTACGATTTTCTTCCCTAAATGGGATAAATCGAAGTATTTGGGAGGTGTACACGAGTATAAGAGACTCGAATTAGCCAAAGAAATTGATGAGGAATGTGCATTGAAGTCTGCCAGTTGGGGTATGTTCCAAATTATGGGCTTCAATCACCGCCTTTGTGGATGTAAAGATGTCTTCGAATTTGTTCACAAGATGTCTGAATCTCATGAGAAACAATTGGAACTCATGTATTATTTCATGAATAACTCTGGTTGTTTGAAAGAACTCAAAGCAAAAGACTGGGCTGGCTTTGCCAGAAAGTATAATGGTCCTGGGTATGCCCAGAATGCCTATGACCAAAAGTTAAGAAATGCTTACGAAAATTTCAAAGATAAGTTATGAAAAGATGTCATTTTAACAGCTGGGTAGCAAAGGTATTCCTTTTCCCCAGTTACAAGGCAATAACTATGTTGTACAACTCTTTTTTCAAGCATAGAGTAGAGGAGTGTAAACCGGATGATATCAACCATGAGAGAATCCATCAGGTACAACAGATTGAGTGTAGTATAGTCGGTTTGATACTTGGTATCATACTCTGGTTATCATTTGGTATATCCTTTTGGTGGGTAGTGGCTCTGACTTTTGGATTCTTCTACCTTTGGTATGTTATCGAATACCTAATTATCCTGTGCTTTGCCAAGTGGGATAAACAGAATGAAAGGTATCATGATGTAAGTTTCGAAGAAGAAGCTCACAACAATGATAAGAATCTGAGTTATTTGGAAGACCGTAAGCCATTTGCTTGGATTAAGTACATTAAATTGAGAAGCTACAAGAAATGAAAAAACTAAGGGTATTGGGAGTGTGCGCTGGACAGGGTGCACTCCTGTTCCCTTTTAAGAAAAATTTGTTAGGGAACATAGAGATAAGGGGAGTATTCCACACTCCGGGCGAAGAACAATGGGAATTAAACTTTGGAGATATACCGTTCTATAAGGGCTTTTGTTTACAAGAATTCGATGAGAAAGTAGACATAATTATATCAAGCCCCGATTGTGGAGCAGCCTCAGTAATGAGGTTATCTAAAGTAAAAGAATTAGGCAATCCAAAAGATAACCGTAGTCTTAATCTAGTAATTGCATCAATACTCAAGTATAAACCTAAGATATTTCTTATAGAAAATCTACCAAGACTGCTAACACTGCTTCCCAAGGATTTCTTTGAGGAAACATTCAAAGACTATAAATTAGTTTTTCACGAAAGGTCAGTTTTAGATTACGGAAACTCCCAGGAGTCAAGGAAGCGATTACTCATCATTGGAGTACATAAAAAGACTGGTAAGAAATACTTGAATGCTTTTGATGAAGTATTTCGAGTAAAAACTCCAACAACTACTAGAAATTTACTTAAACCACTCACATTCTCTCAGAAAAATAATACTAACCAAATTCCGTTTATGAGTAAAACTCTGGCAATGTATGATTATCGAAAGCTTCCAGAGAAGAAGAATCTCACAGTAGCAAAGATACATAGGCTCTGGGTTAGGGATTTCAAGAATGAAAAGAAGTGGCCTATCAAAACTGCAAAGATGAGTACTCTTCCAGGAGTGTATCGATTGGAGTATGATAAACCTCCCTTAACTCTCAGACCTGCAGATAGGCAATTTAGACCCGATGGCTACCCTTTGGGAATCGAAGACTTCAAGGCAATTATGGGTTTCCCAGATAAATTCGAAATTTACCTTCACAAAAATGGTGATACCTTCGAAGAGGATTTTAAGGATTACCACTATTGGCTTAACAAGGCAAGGTACACAATTGCCAAGGGTTCGGTTTATGAGGTAGGGATTTGGTTCAAAAAATGCCTCAAAAAGGCAAATACCCAAGAACCGTGAGTTTCAGCTTTATATATAAAGTCTTATATATAAGTTTCTGGGGTGCCTTGAAATATATAGATATATAATATACTACGTATATATATCTATATATTTATCTGCGTATATATAGCTATTCATATATCATATCGTAAGTAGTATATTTGGATATTATCTCACTTCGTTCGATAAAGGTAATCGCTAAGCGATTACCGATAGATAGTATCATTAAAGCGTGCGACTATTTCAATTTGAAAACTTAATACATCGGATTATGAGAATGATTAATGCAAAGTACCCAATTACCGAATTGAACATTAATAACATCATTAAGTTCTTTCGGGTTATCTATCGGAATTTACCTTCAATACGTTTTGAGATTATTGAAACCAATCGTACTTTTCAATTCAAGTTCCACATTATTAAGTCAAACTTAAGTTCAGTAGAACGCTATTGGTTGAAGAGTAAGATTAAGAAATTCATCAAGTATGAAGACATTTAAGAAGGCCTTGTTTATTGTACTTCTAGGATTTACTATTTACCTTTGCTTCAGGAATTACAAACTTTCTCGAGAGGTTGATTCCCTGGAACAAGCGGTCAATGAAATCCCAGATACAGTATACACAAAGAAACCCTTCAAACCAGAGAAGAAGTACTCAGAAAAAGTTGAACCAGGTAAAATCTTAGTTCATGATAATAAGCAGCCAACTCTCTTTCCTGATTCCATGCTAAGGCAGCCAGTTATCAGTAACCAAGATTCCCTGGTTCAAATTGTTTTGAAGAAAGATAAGTTGAACTTAAGTCTGTTCAATAAGGAGACTAACACTTATTCAACTAGACTATTCCCAATCGACTTAGATAAGTACAACTACAACTGGTATGAGGGTCAATTAACTCGAAAGAAAGTTGCAAGGTTATCACTTAGTCCATACATTTATGGCAAATATAGACCTTTCAATAATCTCTTCGATATGGGAGCTGGTCTTTCAATCAAGACTAAGAGATTTAATTACAAACTCGGAGTCAATACCTTTTACTATCCGAAGATAAAATCTGGTATAGGTACTGACATCGAATTTCAAATAATGTATAACTTTTAAGTAATGGCAAAGACTATCTCAGAAACTAGAACTACTTTAACTCGAGAAGAACTATCAAACTTATCCCGAGTTTCTAGTGATGTTTTCTTTTTTAGCCTTTTTTGCTATGTGATACATCCAGTAAGAGGAAAGGTAAGATTTGATTTATACCCATTTCAGAAATCAGTTCTCTACAATTTCATTGCCCAACGATTCAATATCATTCTCAAGTTCCGTCAGGCAGGAATTACAGAACTTATTTCAATGTACTGTCTTTGGTTGGCGATGTACCATCCCAACAAAAAGATAAACATTATCTCTATCAAAGACACAACTGCTAAGAAGGTGCTTAAGAAGATTAAGTTCATGTACAAGAATCTTCCATGGTACCTTCAAACTCCCATAATCAATGGTAGAGCTGGAGAATACGGTTCTGCTTCCATGATAGAATTTGATAATGGGTCATTTATTGAATCAATTCCGACATCATCCGAAGCCGGTCGTTCGGAATCCCTTTCTCTTCTGGTAATTGACGAGGCAGCAGTAGTAAGATGGGCTGCTCAAATTTGGGCTGCTGCATTCCCTACTCTTTCCACTGGTGGAGCTGCCATCGTCAATTCCACTCCCTATGGAGTTGGTAATTTCTATCACTCAACTTGGGTAGATGCCATTGCAGGAGGTAATCCTTTTAACCCAATTCGATTATACTGGCAAATGCACCCAGAACGAGATATCAATTGGTATAACCAAATGTCTTCTGCTTTGGGAGCAAAACGAACTGCACAAGAAATTGATGGTGACTTCTTATCATCTGGTAATACAGTCTTCGATTTAGCCGATATTAAAGCTATCGAAGACTGCCTTAGTGATTACCCAGTTATTAAGAAGAGATTTAATGGTCAATACCGACAATTCTGTGAACCCGAATCAGATAAAGAATATTTCATTGGTGCAGACGTTTCAACTGGTAGAGCTTCTGACTACTCTTCATTTACTTGTATGGATAAGCTAGGAGAAGAACAAGTAGTATATAAGGGAAGAATGGCAGTGGGAGCTTATGCTAAGTTACTTGGTGATACTGGGAAGTTGTTTAACTGGGCAATAATAGCTCCAGAATCCAATGACGTTGGTTTATCAGTAACTTCTAAGCTTCAAGACGAAGGCTACCCTAACCTTTACTACTACCAGAAGATGCTAAAGAAAAAAGGTAAAAGTAGACCTGAAATGGATAAATCCCCTGGTTGGTTAACCACCCAAAAGAATCGTTCAGTGATAATAGAAAACTTGGAAGAAGATATTCGATTAGATCACGTAATCATTAAGGACCCATTCTTTGTACAAGAAGCTTATACCTTCATTTATGATGGTTTAGGTAGACCTGTTGCAATGGGTAAACATAGGGCTAACAATTCAGCTGTAGATGTAGACCTTGAAGGAGACGTATATGCCGATGATGATATCTTTGGAAAAGCAATATGTAATCACATAAGGAAAGGAAAAACTAACGTAATCGTACAACCAAGATGAAAAAGTATTTCAATTTTAGTTGGGGTTGGGGACGTAAGAAGGACCCTCCCAAGAATGGTACATCCTCTAATAAAGAGGAGAAGCCTGCCACATCGATTTCGCCTGGTAGGGTTTCAGTTGACGATGATAGCGATAACTTAATTACATCATTACAAGGGTTGACTAAATTAGTTGAACCCTCTTTTCGTGTTGATGTGATACCTTTAATTCGGGATTTATATAAGGTAAATCCTGATATGGGCATTGCATTGCAAGATATGTTTAAGTTAGCTAACACCAGTCATACAGTAACTTTCCCTAATAATACCGATGAAGAGGCTTCAAAGATGAGAGAACATCTTAAGAAAGCCACCAAGGGATGGACCAGATATACTGCTGGTATAGATGGTTTAGTTAATAAAATGATTGTTCAACTTCTTGTAAGTGGGGCAATATCCGTAGAAGGAGTACCAAATGATAAGCTTGATGGTTTGGCTACTGTATTATTCCTTAAGCCAGAACACATCAAGTTTAAACGTGAATTAAATGGGGTGTATGCTCCTTACCAAAAGAATATAAATTTCTTTGTTAAGCAACAAGATTACATTAAGCTTAACCCAGAAACCTATTTCTATGTTGGTATGTTCAATGATACGGATGAACCTTATGGAGTTCCTCCATTTATGCCTGCATTGGATTCTCTCAAGGGTCAGAATGATATGAAGGTTAACTTCAAACATATCATGGAGATTTGTGGTATGGTTGGTTTCTTAGAAGCTAAGATGCAGAAATCTCCACAAAGACCAAATGAGAGTATAAAAGCTTATGAATCCCGATTATACCATGAACTTAATATCCTTAAACGTAATGTTAAAGAGGGTATGAAGGATGGAGTAGTTGCTGGTTACATAGATGACCATGAATTCAAACTAAATTCTACTACTAAGGAGCTCGGTAATATCGAGAAGCCTTGGAATATGAACCAACAATCTGTAGCAAATGGGTTGGGAGTTAATGGCTCTATCATTGGGGTATCATCTACTACTGGTGAAGGTGCAACTGGTATAATGCTGTCTAAGATGATTAGCCAGTTAAAAAATATCCAAATGCTTGTAGCTTATGTATTGGACCGACTTTATTCTCTAGAACTGCGTCTGGCAGGCTTTAATAATAAGGGGATGAAGATTGATTGGGGAACTTCTACAGTTTCTGATGAAGTTAAAATCCAACAAGGTCTTCAGTATAAGATACAGAACCTTGACTTATTGTATAAGGCAGGTATCATTAGCCAAGAGCAATATGCTTGGGCAATGGGTTATGATTCACCAGATGAAAAGGAACCAAGAGTTTCACTTGAGGACCAATTTGCTAAGGGTGGTAATATAGACCCACAAGAGGGTACCAAGAAGAAACAAAGGCAGGATGATAAAAACCAATCTGCTCGTAGGTCAAGAGATAAGACAAACCCGGCTCCTTCTCGAGGAGACCAAAATACTAAAGCAAGATGAGTAAATTCACAAAGAAAAACAAAGAGCATCTTGATTCTATGGTGATAGGTCAAGGCCATACCATTATGGCTGGGTATATCCCAGAAGCAGTGGGAGCCAAGGCTTTCTCAGAGAATTATTACAAATGGAAAAATCCTACACCGGATTCCATTGCTCAATTTGGGTTTTGGGGAGGGGATATAGATTATAATACTTACTATCCCAACCTAGACAAATCGGAACTAACTCCTAAGGACGAAGAGTTTATCGAACCAATGTTCAGATTACTTTCAGAAACGATTGTATCTAAGAATTGGAACCCGACAGACTTTGGACAGAACGGAGTACTAAAGGCTTCTATGAAGATGTTGCTTGGTCAAACAGTAAACTGTGACCATGAAACCAACATTGGTAATGCTATTGGTGCTGTATCACAAGTAATGTGGCAGGAATCCTATAAAGACGGTAGCTTTACTATACCCGCTGGTATCAACGGTATTCTGAAAATCGATGGTAAGGCAAACCCAAGAATTGCTAGAGGCATCCTTATGGAGCCACCTTCAATTCATAGTAATTCAGTTACTGTACAATTTAAGTGGGATAAATCCCATCCCCAAATGGGAGATAACGAATTTTATCAGAAACTGGGTACTTATGACTCTAAGGGAGTTATGGTACGTAGAATGGTTACTGAAATTGTTCGTTACCTTGAGACCTCACTAGTTTCACATGGTGCTGATTCATTTGCCCAGAAAATTGGCTCGGATGGTAAAATCATTAACCCAACCTTTGCCAAAAGAACTTGGGCATCCTATGAAGAGTATAGAGATGATAAATCGAAGCAATACTTCTTTACTGATTATAAATCAGATTTAACATCATATCAAGAAAAGAACGATACTCAGGGTTCTTTTAATGATAATGATGCCAATGATAATCATTCAAATAAAGATAACATGAACGAATTACAAAAATTTCTTGAAAGCCTTTTTGGGGATAACATGCTTACCCTGGAAGAAGGTAAAGAGATGAATCAGGAAAATGTAATTGCCTGCATTCAGACTTTGGTATCATCCAGAAACGAATTGCAAACTTCGGTAGATAATCTTACTACAGAGAAAACTTCTCTTACGGAACAGATTACCAACTTGAATGCTGAAGTAGCTAACTTGAAGGAAATGGCAACTGTAGGAAAGAATCACATTGCTTCTCTCCGTGAAAATGCCGTAGAAACTTACAAGAAGTTGATGGGTGATAAGGTAGATGAGACAATCGTTACGATGCTCAATGCCGAGACTACTGGTATTACTACTCTTGTTTCCTTGACAAAGGATTACCAAGCTCGCTTGGAAGAGAAGTTCCCTCTCACTTGCTCAAAATGTGGTTCTAAGGACGTCAACCGTGCTTCCTCAATTGCTGAGGATGATACCGAGGGTAAAACTGGAACCCAGGGTACTGATACCCAACGGAATTCAGAATCTCCGAGTACTAAGAATGTAATCGATAACTTGTATCGAAACAAAATCAAATAACTAATATAAATAATCCGCGTTATGGAAAAAACTAAAATCGTAAACGACCCTCAGCAACTTACTCTCTTTGGGGAAAGAACCCCGAGAGCGGTGATTTACAAAAGTGAGTCACACAAATTGCACCAGGCTTTCAATGTTAAAGCTGGAGAGAAAATCGTACAGGGTATGCCAGTAGCTTTGAATGAAGAAGGTTTGATTTACCCTTGCACTGATGTAGCTACTCAAGTTTATTTGGGTGTAGCAGTAACGGATAACGTTAACCCTGCTTATCAACCTCAAAGAAATTTCCCGGTAGAGGTAACAGTAGCTATGGAAGGTTACATGATTTGTAACTGGGTATCAAACGAAAATATCGAAGCTGGCTATGTAACTCCCGATGGAGAATTGCTTAACGATAGATTCGTAAAAGCTAACCAAGCAACTTCAACCCAGTTCATTGCCCTTAATCCAGCAGAAGAGGCAAATGAGGTAATTCAAGTACTCATCAAATAAGAGAAAAGAAGTTATGGAAAATAAAATAGATATTACAAAGTTGAAGGCTCAGGATTTTATGAATGAGCTGCCGGAAATGGTAAGAAGCTTGGAAGCTGTTCGTTCCGGTTCACAGGACAAGAAGCCTGTAGAGGTAACTTTTGGAGAATTGGTTACCGGTAAATGGGGTATTTCAGAAGATGAACTTTTTGAAAAGATGGGCATCAATCCAAAAGTGGACACGATGCAGAACATCTTTACAATGCCCCAACAGAATATTCGTTGGATTGTTCCGGAAATCATCCGTGCTGCTATCACATTGGGTATGCGCCAGGCTCCGTTCTATCCAAATATCATTGCATCTGACCAACCAATCAATGGTTTACAAGCAATCATGCCGATGGTTAACATGTCGGATGCTGCCCCTGCAAAGGTTAATGAGGCAGAAACTATCCCATTGGGTGATGTTAGCTTCGGACAGAAATCAGTTAGCCTCTTCAAAATCGGAAAAGGTTTCAAACTTACTGATGAAGTTCGTAACTATGTTTCGCTCGATGTCTTGGGAATCTACCTTCGTGATTTTGGCGTTCAGTTGGGTTATGCTCTGGATACTCTGGCTATGGACGTTGCTATCAATGGTAACAACCCTGATGGCTCTGAGTCTGCCCCGGTAATCGGTGTATACGAAACAACTAAGGGTATCACTTACAAAGACCTTCTGCATATTTGGGTACGTGCTGCTCGTATGGGACGTAACTTCCAAACTATGATTGGTGGTGAAGACCAGGCAATCGAAATGCTGAACTTGCCGGAATTCATGGATCGTCACTCTGGTACTACAGAAGCTACCCTGAATGTTAAGTCTCCTGTTCCCAAGAATGCTGACTTCTACATTCACCCGGGTACACCCGACCAACAGTTGCTGTTGATTGATACATCTGCTGCCTTGATTAAGCTTACTGCTCGTCAGTTGATGCTTGAATCTGAAAGAATCGTTTCTAACCAGACTCAGGCAATCTATGCAAGCTTGACTACTGGCTTCTCTAAGATGTACCAGGATGCAACTCTGTTGCTGGCTGCTGACAAGAAGTTCTCAGAATTCGGCTTCCCCGAGTTCATGAACGTAGACCCATATTTGATGGTTAACCTAGAATAATAAGGGACGTCCGGTTTCATCTATATAAATTCCCTGAGAGGGTAGGTAACTAAAAAAAAAAGACCTATCCTCTCTTTAATCATTTTTAAATCTTAGGAAATATGGCTAAAGATAAATATACAGTAACTGTGGGACCAAGAGCTTACAGTTTTCATGACCAATCAACTGGTATTACCGTTTGTAGAGGAGAAGACAAGGAACTCTCTCGTCGTCAATTCCGTGCACCAAAGATTCAGAAGGCAATTGCCTCTGGCCATCTGATTATCATTGCTGATAAATCAGAAATCGAAAAGTATTCAGAGGCCGACATCGAAAAGTTGGATAAGAGACTGAAGGCTCAGTTCAAGAAAGGCATGACTCTTGAAAAACTTGCAAAGGGCTATTCCCTGGAAGAACTGAAACTGGTAGCAGGTCTTCATGAAATCGTTGCCGAGAAAGATGATACAGTAGAAACACTTATTCAGGCTTTACTGGAAGAATTCGAATCCTCTTCTAAAGGGTAATATATGAAAATTACATAAGACAGACTAATATGAATAACAATCTGGACTTTTTGTACGTTACGTCAGGTCTGGAAGTTTCATTCAGAGTCATATCCAAAGTCCCGGCCAAATCCATTTTTGACTGGGACTTTGGCGATGATAAGGGAGAGGTTTTCAATGGTGGAAGACATGTTTCCTATTCTTATGAAACTCCCGGTTTCTATACAGTAACCCTACATGTAACCAACTCTAATGGTTTAGATATCACCGTAGATAAGACTCTGGTAGTTTGTGATTATGGTCATACGGCATTAGCCGATACAATATATAACTTAATCGACCACTATATTCCTTCAGAGATATCAGAGGGAATGACCAGGGAAGATAAATCTATCTACATCACCAAATGGCAATATTATATTGGTCCTCTAGTAAATCACCAAATTCCTGCAGATAAGTATACTGATGAATTATGGTATGAAGCACTAGAAAACCAATTAATAATGGAATTGGCAGCATGGGACTTTCTCAATGTGAAGATACTTAATCTATTAACAAGTACTTCAGAATATCTAAGTCAATTAACTTCTACCAAAGAACAAACTGGTGATGGTACTTCTAAACCCGAACTTGCCCGAGGTGATAGGATTAAACAAATCACTACTGGGCCTACTGAAGTGCAATATTATGATACCTTGGCAGATGCTACAAGTTCCCTATGGAAAACACTTTCTCAAGCAATGCAACCAGGTGGATTAATAGATGAATTAAGGAAGAACCTTTGTATGTTAGCTTCACGATTGGAAATCTACTTACCGTTCTGTGATGAAGTATTTAGAACCGTAGTCCCAAAAGTAGTTAACAGAAGGCAACCTGGAGTATTAGATGGGCCAAATCCAAGTGCTCCAGTGAAAGGTGGTAAGAAATCAATTCTAACTAAGTTATGACAAAAGAACCCTGGAGAATGGTAAAGAACCGCTCTTGGGATAGATACAAGAAAATTATCACTGACTTCTTAGATTGGGATGCTGGTAGACAAACCATAACTTGGGCCAAACATGTTAATCAGCTTCTCAGTCATGCCGAAGACAGTATACCTAAATATTATAACATCCAAATCGAAGCATTGTGTTACTACAATGCTTTCAGAAACTGGCCTATCAACAAGGCAACCGTCTCAGGAGAATTGGATGACGAAAACTTATCAATACTAATTTCTAAATCTTATATAGAACAAATCGGTTATCTTACACCGGAGGGTTATTGGGATTTTAATTGGGAACAAGATAGGTTTGTAATTAATGGTATAACGTATAAGCCTTCTGGAGATACTCAGACTGCTCAGGCAAAGGATGAGGCCCTAGTTTTCATGGTTATCCTAAAGAGAGACCGAGATACCAAAATTGAATTTGTAGAATAAAACATTAAGTGTATGGCAAAGATGTTAGTACTGAGGTGGACCCCAATTACTACTTCCAGTGGAATCTGGTTTGATAGTAATCTGGTTATCCTTAATGGTACATCTGGAGTTCATATTGAAATGAAAGGTAATGGCAATGATGTAACGGCATTTCAATCAATGACCGGAAACAAATTTGTCACCTGCTTTCAAGATTACTTCGGTGATATCTGGGATAAAATAATACCTCATCCTGGTATAGGCCAGGTAATGAAATTCCGTGTAAATAAGCTTCCTGATTATGCTTGTATTCGGGGGGATATAGAAGACGGTGGAGATGTAGATCCAGAAAATCCGAATATACCAATGAATGCCTTCTGTGGTTCAGAGGGAGAACCATTCAGGGATATAGATTCGGAATTCTTACTGGGTCGTCAACGTTCAGTAATTAATCCTTAAATTTTATAAATATGTATGTAAGTAAATATTACACCTGCGAAGAGATTGACCAGCGGTTGTTACAGGGTTACTATGATGACTTTGTTCGTGCTGGCTTTGGGGGAACTATAAATGAGTTCTGGGCCTTCGTACTTTCTATCAAGAATAAGGTAGATAAGAAAGAAGGATACGACTTATCGAAAAATGATTTTACCGATGAGTTGAAGGCTAAACTTGATGGCATCGAAGAACATGCAAATTATATCACTAAAGTTTCTCAGCTTGAGAATGATTTGAAATATCAAACTGAGGAAGAAGTTAAACAGATGATTAGTGATTTGGTTGATGGTGCTGATGATGCCCTTGATACTCTTAAAGAGTTGGCAGAAGCATTGGGCAATGACCCCAACTTTGCAACTACTATCACTAATAAATTAACCGACCTTCGTACTGCTTTAACCGAAGAGGTTAATCGTGCTAAGGAAGCCGAAGCTGCTCTGGGTGCTGCAGTAGCTGCAGTTCAGGATAACCTAGAATATGGGTTAGACCAAATCAATAAGAAGATTGATACCGTTAAGGCAGACTTAAAAGCTGAAATCGACCGAGTTGAGAAGAAGGTAGATAAGAATGCTGAAGATATCAAAGACCTTGAAGATAAGGTAAATCAAGGTAATGGTGAACTTGAGAAGGAACTCAAGGATCTTATCCAAAAGGAAAAAGATGAACGTATTGCTGCCGATAATGAGATTAAGGAAAGTGTAAATGACCTTAAAACTCTCCATATCAATGATAAGGCATCCCTTGAGTCAAAGATTGCAGAAGAAACTGCAAATCGTACTAACGCAGATACTGTACTGGATTCTAAGATTAACGAAGAAATCACTAATCGCCAGGCAGATACTTTAGCTCTTCAAGGTAAAATTGACCAAGAGAAGGTAGACCGTCATTCTGAGGACCAAGTTCTTCACAATGAAATCTCTAAAGAGGTAACAGACCGTACCAATGCAGATAATGCTCTTCAAGGTAATATTGATAAAGAAGTTCAGGCCCGTACTGTTGCAGACCAAGTATTACAGAACAATATCGATTCAGAGGCTACTACTCGTGCTGCTCAGGATTTAGTTCTTGAACACAAAATCGAAGATGTAAAAGAGCAGGGTGTAGAAGACAAGGAGCAATTGCTTAATGCTATTGCTGCCGAGGCTGCTGCTAGAGAAAAAGGTGATAAAGATCTTGATACTAAGAAAGTAGATAAACGTGAAGGCTATTCTTTGACTAAGAATGACTTTACCGATATACTCAAAGCTAAACTTGATGGAATTGAGGAAAAGGCAAATTATATTACGCATCTTTCTCAGCTTATCAACGATTCTGGTTTCCAAACTGAGGAAGAGGTAAATGCAGCTATCCAAAAGATTATTGGTTCTGCTCCAGAAGTACTTGATACTCTTAAGGAAATTGCTGATGCCCTTGGAAATGACCCCAACTTTGCTGCTACCATTACCAAGAAATTGGCTGCAATCACAGAACAGGTTAACCAAGAAATCGAAGACCGAATTGCGGGTGATGAGGCAAACAGTGCTGAGGTAGCTGCTGAAGTTCAAGCTCGTAAGGATGCTGATACAGCTCTTGAAACTAAACTGAAAGAATATGTAGACAATAAGTCTGCTATTGGTGATGCTGCTCTTGGAGTTGTAAAAGACAATCTTAACAAGGAAATCCAAGACCGTAAAGATGCAGATGCCGCAATTCAATCTAGCTTGGATAAAGAGATTGCCGAAAGAAAGACTGCAGATGAAGCCTATACTCAAAGTCTGGCTAACGTTAACCAACGTATTTCAGACTTGGCATTGAGTATGCAAGAGTCTATCAATACATTGCGTAATGAGCTTACTGAGCAGGTAAATGCAAATACTACTGCTATTGCCACTAACCAACATAGTATTGAAAGAAATTCAGAGGCAATCACAAACTTAACTAAGACTGTAGGTGATAACTACAAGGAAGTTAAGGGTATGATTAACGAAGAAATCATTGATCGTACTAATGCTGATAGTGCCTTGAGTTCTCGTATCGATACTCTCAATATCGACCTTAATACTGAGAGTGTAGAAAGAAAGGCTGCCGACCAAGTTCTCCAGGTTAACTTAGATAAAGAAGTAGCAGACCGTACTGCAGCTGATAAAGCTTTGAGTACTGAGTTTACTGCTAAGTTGGATAATACCAAACAAGCTTTGGAATCCGAAGTAGGTAATATTAACACTAAGCTTGAACAAGAAAAGGAAAATCGTATTGCTGGTGATAATGCTTTGGGAGTTCGTATTGATTCTCTAGAGGCAGGTAATACCGATGCTATGAATGAACTAAAAGCAAAGGTAAATGCCAACACTACTGCTATTAATGCAGAGAAAGACCGAGCAATTGCCAAAGAGACTTCTCTTGAGGCCAAGATTGATACCAACCTTCAGAATCACAAGGATGATATGGCTGGTATTAATAAGGATATCCTTACCGAAAAGAATGACCGCTTAGCTGGAGATACTTTACTTCAAACCAATATCGATAAAGAATCAACTGAAAGAGCTAATCAAGATACTCTTATCAGTAATGCTGTTGCTCAGGAGAAAGCAGATAGAATTGCTGCAGACCAGGCAATGGACGATAAGAAGGTAGATAAGGTAGATGGCAAGGTACTTTCTTCAAATGATTTCACTGACTTGCTGTATGCCAAGTTGGATGGCATCGAAGAACATGCAAACTATATCACTAAGGTTTCTCAGTTATTAAACGATTCTGACTTTCAGAATGCAGAACAAGTAGAGGCTGCAATCCAAAAGATTATTGGTTCAGCCCCTGAAGTATTGGACACTTTGGCAGAGATTGCTAAGGCTCTCGGTGATGATCCCAACTTTGCAGCAACTATGACTGCTAAGCTTACAGAGTTGGAGAATAAGCTTGAAGCCGAAAAGAACTTACGAGAACAGGGAGATAATACTTTACAACAATCATTCACTAACCTGAGTAATACTCTTACTACTACGGTAAATGAGCTGAGAACTTTTGTAAGTGAAACTCGTACAGAGTTGTTAACTTCCCTGAATGCTACTAATGCTCTGGTAACTCAGAATACTGCTAATATCCAACGTAACCTGGAATTAATCCAGGGTATTCAGGATAATATCAATGGTAATTATACGGCCATTACGGATCTGTTAAATAACGAAATTGCTGCTCGTAAAGCTGAAGATATTCGGTTGGAAGCAAAGATTGATCAGAATACTTCTGACTTAAATACAGAGAGAGAGGAAAGAAAGGCCGCAGATAAAGTTCTCCAGGATAATATCGATGCAGAAGAAGCTGCCCGTATTGCTGCCGATACAGCTTTGGGTAAACGTATCGATAAAGAAATTCAGGACAGAACCGATGCTGATACGGCCTTAGATAATAAATTCACTAACATTACCGATGACCATGAAGAAAGACTGGTAGCTGAAGAAGGTACTTCTGATGCTTTGCCTGATACCATGGTTACCGATGTTAGTACTGTAACCCGAACAGGTACTCAGCTTTCTTTCAAAGTAAAGACTTCAACCAAGGATAAGGCAAATAACCAATATGGTGAAGAAGTAGAAGCTACCAAGAATTTACTCCCGGTAACTCAAACTCTTGCTGGAGTTATGTCTGCTGCAGACAAGGTTAAGTTAGATGGGTTAGACCCAAATTCTTTAACTGATCTCTCTGCAGCTTCTGATGCTAATAAGGTAACAGTAACCGTAACTAAGGATAACGGTTTGAATGCTGATACTACCGAAACTTTCGATTTGCCTCAGGTATCGGCTACTAAGGCTGGTACGATGACTGCGAAAGATAAGGTAGAATTGGATAGAATCTCTACTGCTAACTTTGCCCTTGGTGCAGTAACACCTAATGAAACCACAGTAGGTATAGCTGCAACTAAGACCGTAGTTGAAGATGGTACAGTAGAACAGAATCCTATTACATTGCCTGCCTCTACTGCAGAGAAAGCTGGTGTACAAACTGCAGCAGATAAGAAGCTGTTTGATTCTATACCAGATAATATTATTATCTTATCTGGTGATAAACCAGTTGAGGTAGGTCAACAAAGCAGTCATGTTACTTTAACTCATAATTTCTCTTCTAAAAAAGAAGAGGGTATTTATACTCATGAGCCTGAAGATTATAAGACTACTTATATCCCAGCAGCTACTACAGAGAAAGCTGGTGTAATGACCGCCCAAGATAAAGTTAATCTGGATGAGACATTACCCAATGCTATTGCTCAAGAGGTTCAGGACCGTAAAGATGCTATCGAAGCTTTGGACGGTAAATCAGAAGCCGCTCTTGCTCAAGAAGTAGCTGATAGAAAAGCGGCAGATACTGCTTTAGATACCAAGTTTACTAAAGCTGTAAACGATGAAGAAGCTGCCCGTATTGCTGCCGATACAGCTTTGGGTAAACGTATCGATAAAGAGATTGCTGATAGAACTGCGGCAGACACTGCCCTTGATAATAAACTGCAGAATAACATTAACACTCTAGAAGCTAAGCATGATGCCTTTGTAGCAACTAAGGGTAAGGCTGATGGCTTTGCTCCATTGGATGGGAATGGGTTAGTACCTGCTAACCATTTGCCTTCATATGTAGATGATGTACTTGAAGTATATGCTACCTATGATGTAAGCCCCACTGGAGGTCTTACTAATGTTCAATTGTATACGGATGCAGGTCACCAAACTCCCGTAGTTGGAGAATCTGGTAAGATTTATATAAATGTTGCCGATGGTGAACCTCCATACCAATTCCGTTGGTCAGGTACTAAATTCGTAGACAGTAATACTTCGTCTCTTATCATTGGGGAAATTGCAGGTACTGCTTTCGAAGGTAGTAGAGGTAAGCATCTTGAGGATGTGGTAACTAGCATGACTAAAAATTTAATTAGTAAGGTTTCAATAGCTAACAAAAATAAGCGTAATGTTATTATCTTATGTAACTATTCTGCTACGGATGGTCAAGGGCATTACATTGATAAACCCGATGGGATGGTAATCCCTCTAACTCCAGCCACTACTAAAGAAGCTGGTCTGATGGATGCCGATAGTGTAATAAAGCTTAATCAAACCTTACCAGATGCTATTGAAGCTGAACAAGAGGCCCGTATTGCAAAAGATAATGCTCATGATACCTTTAATAGTTCTCTTCCAGGAATTATTCTTACTGGATTCACTCTTACCCATAATTCAACTAATGTAAGAGCTACTCTTAATAATAAAACTAAGAGTGCAGAGGGTAAGACTTATGAAGGTGCTACAGATTTAATTAGAGACATACTTGCAGCAACTAAGACTACTGCAGGTGTAATGACTGCAGCAGATAAGACTAACTTGGATAATACCGTACAGGGGTTGGCAAATGAGATTACCAATAGAACTAATGCCATCAATGCTCTTCGTACAGAATTGAAAACTTACGTTGACGATTTGATTGCCGATACTGGTTCAGATGTAACTGCCTTAGAAACTAAGGTAAATAATCACATTGCCAATAAATCTAATCCTCATACAGTTACTAAAACTCAGGTTGGATTGGGTAATGTTAATAATACTTCTGATGCTGATAAGCCAGTATCTACTGCTCAAGCTACTGCTATTGCTGATGCTAAGGCTGCAGGTACTACTGCTCAGACTTCTATCAATAGTCATGCAGGTAGAAAGGATAATCCTCATACAGTAACTAGAGCTCAATTGGGATTGGCAACTACTGACCAGGTAGTATTTGCTAAGACTACTGCTCCTTCCGGTTTCTGGAAAGAGTCTTCCGATGAAAGATTGAAATCTAACATCAAACCATTAACCCATACTTTGGAACAGATTTGCAGTATACCTACAGAATCCTTTATCATGGATGGTAAGGAAGATGAAGGTACCATTGCACAAGGTTTGGAAGCAGCAGGGTTTAACCATTATGTGGAAGAAGACCCAAGAACTAAGGATTCAGTTCCTAATCCTGAGGAATTCGAAACGGTTGTTATCGACGGTGAAGAATATGTATTGGTAAAACAAGTTAAGTACCATAAGATGTCTACTCTGGCAATCGAAGGTATTAAACTTCTTTACGAAGAGATTAAGGCTTTGAAGGCTGAAATCTCAGAACTCAGAAATCTTAAAGATGTAGATTAATATGGGAGAGATAGCAACATGGAGTGCTGTCAAAACTAAAGTAGGCCTTGGTAAGACAGGTAATGACTGCCCTACCAAGGCTGAATTGTTAGCACTCGCCTCTACAGGAACGGGGGAAAGTTACGTTGGCTTGGAAATCTCCAATGCTAGTTCCTATGGTAATAACGAAGCTGTTAAACTCGAAGATATTCATAAGGTAACTTATAAGTATACATTCACTTTGAGATACTCCAGTATAAGTTTTGATGCTTTAGGTAACCCCAGTAGTTCTAATTTTGGTTTTGAGTTTACCAGTACGAAGCAGAAATATTGGGATAATGTAGCTAATGGGTCTGCTGTTAGTGTTAATTACGTAATAAACAGTAAACCAAGTTGGATTACTAACTATAGTAAGCCGGCAGATGGAAAGCCTTGGAAAGCTTCAGAGAATCTAGACCTAACCTCAAGGTCTGGTAAGGGGTTGGCTACTCAATCTGAATCTGGTAAAACCGTGGAATTCACATTTACCCAGGCAGCAGCATCTCAAAGTTGGTCTCAAACATTCTCAGTGAATCCCACTTCTCTGTCTTTTGGGGCAACTGGAGGAACAAAAACATTTACTGTAACCTCTTATAAACAGGAATACCGAAATGGACATACCTATGGTAATCAAATTCCCTTAAGTTATACCAGGGCTAATACCGGAGTTACCGGTACTGGTACTTCAGTAACTATGGCAAATAATACTTCTACTTCGGCAAAGTCGGGTAGTGTAGTATTAACTCAGGCAGAAACCAATAAGAAACTAACTATCAGTTGTTCTCAATCTGCAGGTTATAGAACCTATAGTGAAATCACTGTAAGTGGAGGAAGTGTATCCGATATACCTGCAAGTGGAGGAAGTAGAAGTTCATTCTCAACTATGCCCTCATATTCTCAGACTTGGGGATGGAATGGTTCTACAACTGGAGGAGGCACAATTACAAGCGGTGCTAGCATTAGTTATGGTACTGCAGTTAGTGCAGGTTCTTTGGGAACTACTGCAAAGGCTAGAACAAGGGTAGGCTCCCTTACTTGTACTGTATCTCTGAATGGTAAATCGAAATCTATAACTCTCGATGTATACCAGGCAGAGAATAAAATTACCAGTACTACTGATGGTACACCAGTAATAAGCTTATCTGCAAGTTCATACTCTATCTCTAATTCAGGAGGTAGTGTTAATATTTATGCCAGTGTAAGTATACCTACTACCAACCATTGGAGTTCAGGGTCAACAAGTGCAGGTTCTTCGAAGAGTGCTACACCTACGGTTAGTGCAAGTGGTACTGGTTTTAGTTTGAATGCTGCTAAGACGGTACTTACTGCTACGGAGAACTCGGGTACTTCAAGTAGAAGCTGTGTAGTAACTGCATCCTATAGTGGGGCAACTACTAAGACAATCACAGTTACACAGAGTGCTGCTTCAGTATCTTATAAGTATTACTTGGCATTCACTTCCCCTACTGGTTCAAGAACTACCACTAGAACCGGATTGTCAGCTTTGGGAGGTAATAACTTTACAGTTGATGTAGCTTATTCTTTTAAGACTAAGGTAATAAATGGTTCTGAGGTAAGTACAAGATATCCCTTGGCTTTAACCGTAACTTCAAAACCAAGTTGGGTTACAAATGTAGCCATTACAACACTATCCAGTGATAATGGAACCTATGGGTTAACCTTAACCTTAACGGAGAACACCGTAGAATCAACAAGGTCAGGTACCATTAAATTAAGGCAAGCAGAAAACGATGATGAGGGTTGGGAGCTTACAGTCAACATAACTCAGAATGCTGCAACAATTACTTATGAATACGTATTTAATTTGGGGTAATAAAAATACAACACCATTCTGTATTTAATGCATAATTAACCTAAGTATTAATCTTTAAAATCTTACAATTATGGGAGTAGAAGTAAAAGGTGCCGGCGATGGCGTTGTAATCGCGGACAGAGGTTGTAACGATGGTTGCGGATATAGAGATCATTCAGGATGGGGCTCTGGTTGGGGAGCCGTGGGTGGTGCATTGGTAGGTGGTGGTTTTGGTGCTGCCGCAGTTTCTGTATGGGACAAAATCAATGACACCAAGGCTGACATCCAGAAAGTAGAATCTACTGTTCAGGAAGCAAAAGCAGGTATCTACAAGGATATCTCTGATGCTGCCCGTGGGGTAACCCAAGAAATCGGTGGAGTAGCAAAAGATGTTGCTGGTGTTGGTAAAGAAATTCTTAACAACCGTTTCACTACGGAAAGAGGTCTTTGCGATTTGGGTTACAAAACGAATTCGGATATCCGAGATTCTCGTGACCAAATGGGCGCAGGCTTCAATCGTGTTATGGACCGTCTCTGTCACATGGAACACCAACAGTCGGATTGCTGCTGTGAAACCAAAGGCTTGATTAAAGAAGTAAAATCTGACTTGGCTCTTCAGTTGGAACGTTGCTGCTGTGACCTCAAGAATGGCCAACAGGAAATCAAGTGCCTCATCGAGAACACTGCTAAAGACACCGAGATTGCTCGCCTCAATCGAGTGATAGATGCTCAGAGAGACCAGAACATCGTCAATCAAGTGGTAGCTGCCTTGAAGACCGGTACTACAACGCCAGCTTAGTAATTTAAAATACCAAGATGATTAAAGGAGTGCATCTGTTTTTAGGTGTACTCCTTTTTTCGTTTTAACTCATTAAACTAAGGAATTATGGAACAAGAACAACTCACCGAATTCAAGATACAATTAGCTCTACCGGCTCCCAATATAGAGATTGCACAAGAAGTAGCAAACAAAGCTCAGGTACTCATAAATCAATTTGGATACTATCAATTCTTAAACCTGGTAGACTTCATGCAAAGGAATCCAGGTGCAGTTTCATTTGGGATTATGGACGAAAGAACATTGATTTTCCAAAAGGTACAGAAAGGTGAAATGATTTTCACATTAGAAAAAGACAGACGGTCTGGTTATCCTATTTTTGATACAGCAAGAATCGTAAAGGTAGGGGAAAGTAAACCAATGGCCTCTGGTGCTAAAGACGGCTTTGTTAACAGTGTCGAATTGGTAATCCAAGATTCGGTATCACAACTCACCATATACTTGCCATCACAATCTGATGAAGGTATTTATAATGGTGTATATTATACTACCGATGTAGTGAATATAATTAATGAGGTTACTATGCAGAAACATAATGCCTTGAATATACTTAACAATCGACCAAAGTTTGAGGCAATTGTTTCTGAATGCGATAACATTCTCAATTCAATTAACCAATCACCTTCTGCTCCAAGTAAACCTGCTCCAGGGTTTGAGGAGTTCCGTCAATACATGGACCAACGAATCTCCACTCAAGAGACTCTGTTACAGAGAATTGCTCAGGAGCTGGGATTGGATAAACCTAAACAACAGTAAGAATTATGCCAAGTAAGTCGGTTAATATTACACTATCGACTCCAGTTGGCCCTCTAGAAATATACGTAGATAAACGAGAACAAGCTCGTGCAGAAAGGTTGATTGCCAAAACTCCAAGTATCTTAACCGAAGGCTATGCGAAAGGTACAGAAAAGTTTGGTAATCAACTTCTTCGTATAGTAAGACGAAGTTTGAATACGGGTGTTCCACCACCCGGTACCCATACTTCTTGGCCAAAACATGCTCCAGGTACTGTAAAGAAATATGGGGAGCATACTCTATTACGACTCACGGGTCAATATGCTAAATCCGTTACTGTAGTAAAGACCAAGAATAGAACTTTCGTTGGTTTACCAATTGGAATCAAGAAGATTACCTATACTGGTAAGACTTCAAGAAAGACTTTGAATCAGATAGCTATCATGTTAGAGTATGGTAGCAGAGATGGTAATTTACCACCTCGTCCTCTTTGGAATCCTGCATTTAAGGCTGCTGGTGGAAAAGCTGCCTTACAAAAGGAAATACGAAATGAAGTTAGAAAAGAAATAAGGAAAGTTAAAAATGGCAGCAGACTTTGAAATATCTTCATTATCCGGAACTGGTACTGCAACTATTAGGGTAAAGCCTAAGGCAGTAAACGAAGACATGAATAATATAAAAGAGCAGGTTCTCAAGGTAGTAGTTCAGGGTGTAGAAAGGGAAGTAACTCTGGTACAAAAGGCCGCTCCTAAAATAGTAGAGACCTGGGGAACTTATTTTAGTATCACTCCAGAAACTACTTCCCATACTTTCGATGGTACTAAAAGGGGTGAGACCCTAGAAATAGGTGTATACAGTTACCAACAGAAGTTTATCGATAATAAGCCTCAAGATGAATATCGTGCTGTAGATTGGAAAGTTGAAAGCTCCTCAGATTGGTTAGAGGTAACCCAAGAAATTGGAGAAGCTAATGCCGCAGGTAAGCTTACTATCAAAACTAAATCTACTAATCAAGAACATAACCCCAGTAACTATGACCCCTTGGAAAGAACTGCTATAGTTAAGATTATCTCACAGCAAGAACCTAACACTGAGATAGTTTTAAATATAACTCAATCTCCAGGTACTAGAACTACTAAGTATGGCTTTGAACCAACCCCGAATATACCATTCCCAAATCTTGGTCAAAATACTAGTACTGCTCAGATTAGTAATGTAAAGGGTTATCAGTACTACCTTATCAACGGTATTCAAGTTGCTAAATTTATAAAACAATTTAAGATAACCGATATAAGTAAGACAATAGAGGGTCAATTCCCTGGAGGTATTGGTTCTGAATCAATAACCTTTAAAGTATGGCTTACCGATTATCCTTCAAATATTGCTACTCAATGGGTTAGTGAATTAAATTGTGTTGGTCATTTACAAACCATAATGAGTGGTTTTGGAGGTATTCAGGTAACTTATAATGGGTATATTAATGACAATGGCAATCAAAGTGTTCAATTAAATATTAGATTAGGACTTTAATGGTAAACTCAGAAGAAATAGTAGAAAGAACTTTTTATATCTCTCTACTTAGTACAATGTTGGAAATGGGTCTTACCTTAAACCCAGAAGACTTCTTACCTTTGTCTCAAGAAAACGAAAAAAGATTTCAAGAGGCAATCAAAGGTATGAAGAAGTTTATACCACTTTTTGGTATAGGGAATAATCAAGTAAAAGGCCCAAAGACTCTCCCAAGAATAACCATAGAACTACAGGGTTATTATGCTGGAGATATTGGTGTGAATAAATACATCATTGGTGATAAACTTGAGGATGGTAATTACCAAGCTTCAGAGTTTCCTTATGAAACTAAGGATATTACCATAGATGTACATCTGGTTTCTCAAACACAAGCAGATATGAGATTGCTACATACAATCTTATATACTGGCTTACCTGCTAGAGGATACGTGAGACCATACTTCAATGATTTAGAGGAATGGGAAAAGGGCAGGCTTGCTCCCACCGGAAACCTATTCATTGAGATTGGTAATTATTATGACCATCCAGATGTAGAGCATGGTATACTTGAGAAGGTATACACCTATGTATGTAAGGACGGTATTCTTCCAGAAAAAGCTTTGGGAGAAGGTACTCTTACACCTATCAAGGATATATCGGTTCTTATTGGATTGTTAGAACAAAACGAAAATGAGATGCTAGAGTTAAAAGTACCTAAGGTATAGGTACAATACTCTAGGGTATAAATTAAACGAGTAATTAACTTTAATCACAATAGAATTATGCCAACTTCACCTCATGTTGATTTTAAGTTTAAGAACAACAATGTTCTTCAAACTACTCCCATGTTAGGAGTTTCTTGTGTATTGGCTAGAACTACTAAAGGTCCATACGATGACCCTTCAGAAATCATCTCTACATTCCCTCAGTTCCAAAGAATCTATGGTTCTGAAATTGTACCCGATGGTTCTGTATCAAATATCGAAAAGGCTTTGCAAGGTGGTTCTAAGCTTCGTGTTATTCGAGTACTTGGCAAAGGAGCTACTCAAGGTACAGTAACTGCTTCTCCGGCTGCGGCAAGAAAAGCTAAAGATTCAGAAGATGAAATCTCAGTTGCTTCTGCTGTAACTGACCCAGCTAAACCCTCTGCTTTGATTACTTTAAAATCTGGTAGTACTACTTATAGTTTTGGATTAGTAACCAAGGGATATGGAGATCCAATTGGTAGTGCAAATACTTTCCAGGTTGGTTTTTATAAGCAAGCTAATACCTTGTATTATAAAATATATTCAGCTAATGGGCAAGTACTTGAACAGGGCCCAGTAATAACCTACAAAACTGCCGATGATAACAATAACACTTCGGTAGATTACCTTGCTCTTAGTGCATTTGCTAAGAACTCGGAATATATTAAGCCGGTAATTACTGCAGGTTCTTCTTTTGAAAACCTAATTAAGTGGCTTACCGATGATATTGATGGTACTAAGAATGCTATCACTATTACCGTGGGAGATGCTGCACCCTCCGAAACAGAGAAACTGTTTAATGGTACTATCGGTAGTGCAGGTTCCACTCCAACTGCCGAAGAATGGATTACTTCCTTGGATTTGGTAAAAGATTACACCGACTTCTACCAATTATTTATTTCACATATCTCTCAACACCTTACTACCGATTCAGATGTACTCAAGGTATATAAGGCTGCTGCAGATATGGCAAAGGAATTGATGGAATGGGTACTGTATATCGAAGTTCCCAAACATTTAACCCATTATACTCAAGGTACTCAGGCAAGAGATTACAAAGCTCAGGTAACTTGGGTACAGACTTGCCTTGGTACTGTAGGTAACTCTAAGTACATTGCCTACTTTGGTGGTGGACTTAAGTACTACAACGAAAACGGTAATCTTCAGGATTCCGATGTAGTGGGTACTATTGTTGGTTTGGGAGATGCCTCTGCTACTCAATATGGTCCTTGGAAATCCTTTGCTGGTATGAACCGAGGGGTTATTGGAGATGCAGTTGGACCAGTATGCCCGAACTATGGTTCACCTTCTCGATATAATGAACTGAACACACTTGCTCAGAATTATATCAATGAGATGGTAATCAAAGATACCCCAGATGCAGGTAAGCAAACCATGTTATGGCATTGCTTCTCTTCTCAAGTAAAACAGGATTCTGAAAGATTCCTTTCAATCGTAAGACTGAATCTTTATTTGAAGAAGTTCCTTCGCCCGGTACTCAACAAGTATATCGAAGAACCAAACGTTTGGAGTACTTGGAAGAGAATCTGGTTGGAGGTTAAACCTACACTGGATTCATTGGTAGATGAAGATGCCATGACCGAGTATACCTGGATGGGTGACCAAGATGCAACTTCTTGGGATGACCTTTCAGTTAATACCGAGGCAGATGCCCGTCAAGGTAAGTACCGTGCTATCCTTAAGTATAAGGATGTAGTTCCTATGCAAGAAGTAACTATGGAGATTGTAATTGATGCGGCATCCAAATCTGTATCAATCGTAGAAACAAGTAATAACCTATAAACATATAACGATGGGAGCAAAAGTAAAAAACCCACGGAAGAAATTCTTGTGGAGCATCATGTTCCCCAAACACCCTATCAATACTTATCTGTTTCAAAGTTGTACTTTGCCGGATATTGAGATTGACCAGGTTGCTCATGGGGACGTCAATAGAGACGTTAAAACTGCAGGTAGGGTTACTATAGGTAATCTTATCGTAGAGAAACTTATGACTACTGCAGGTTCCGATACATGGCTTCATGATTGGCTATACTCTTGCCAGGACCACATAGTTGGTGGTGGTTTAGTACCAAGCCAATACTGGGAAACGGCAATTGTAAACGAACTTGCCGAAGATGGAGTCTCAGTTCTTAATACCCATGTCTTCGAAGAGGTATGGCCATGTAAGATTACCGGCTTAGACTTGGACAGAATGGCTTCAGAGAATACCATTGAGTCCATAGAGTTCTCAGTTGGTACTGCAGATAAATACTAATTCCTTAGTCTATTTTCACTAAGATTCGGTGGAGGGGTGGGATTCCTGTGATAGGAGCTCACCCCTTTCTTGTTGTTATACGGAGTACTATGAACATTTGTAAACATTAAATATATCAAATTATGGAATTTAGAACATTTAGATTTACCGGACCTTCTGGTTTCGAATATGAAATCAGAGAACAGAATGGTGCTGATGAAGATATTCTCAGTAACCTTTCAGACATGAAGACTTTGATGAACCTTACTAAGTTCATTGCAGCAATCGTAATTAGAACTACGGCTACACCCAATGGGAAATTAACCATAGATGATGCCCTTAACTTACCAGTCAATGACCGTTATGCTATTATCTTCAATTCTCGTATCTTCTCATTGGGAGAGGAAGTAGAATTTGAATATGATTGGGGCAAAGAGAATGGAGGTAAAGTTACTTATGGCCAAGACCTTCATGAGTTCCTTTTCGATTACGGTACTACTCCAACTGTAGAGGATTTAAATCAAAAGCCAGATGCTATCCCTTATTATCCAGAGGGAGTTAGATTGGTAGACCATGAATACACTCTTTCATCTGGCAAGAGAATTAAATTCGATTGTATGACTGGTAAGGGAGAACAAGAGTTCATGAAGTTGCCTTTGGATAAACAAACTAAGAATGCTCCTCTTCTTTGCCGTAATCTTCACTTAGAGGTTGATGGTAGTTGGGAAAAGGTAGAAAACTTTACCCCATTTACTGCAAAGGATATGGCTGAGATGAGAAAGTATATCTTATCTATGGACCCCATTTTCAAAGGTGAGTCTCACATCACTAATCCAACCACTGGAGAGGAAAGAACTTATCCTATAGTTTGGGCACCGAATTTTTTCTACCTGACGGAAGAGTAATGTTAGAGAGTGATTTTGTTTATATCACCAGAGCCGAGATAGCCTTAGACTATTTCGGCTTTTTACGTCTTCCGTACCGAATAAGGAAAATATTCAAGGAAATGGCCGAGCAATATTATAAACAATTAAAGAAAAGAAAGTAAATTATGAATACCAGTAGGAGTATAGTAGAGGTCGGTGTTGCCATGGTTTTAAAAGACCGATTCTCTCAAGAGGCTGGCAAGATATCTGGGTCATTCAGAACAATGATGAATGATATGAATACCTGGAATAGAGGTATACAGATGTCAGCTTCTAATACAATGGACTTCGGAATGCAGCTCGTAGGGGGAATGGCAAGGGCCTATAAATACTCTGCGGGTGTTCAGAATGAAGTTTGGACTGCTTCGAAAATTGCTGGTGCTACCATTGCAGAACAAAGAGAAATGTTACAATTGGCAAAAGATGTCAATGAGATAACTCCTCTTACTGCTTCGGATGTTGCATCAGGACAAAGATACCTGGCTATGGCGGGTAATAAATTCGATGCTATTAAAGAAATGATTGGGCCAGCATCTAAGCTGGCTTCAATCTTTACAATGCCAGTGGGACAGAAAGGTGGTGTAGCTGACTTGATGACCAATATCATGTCAATGTACCAAATCCCAATGGGAGAAGCCGCTAGAGTAACCGATGATTTATATACTGCAGTTACTAATGCAAATA